CCTGCACTTCTGCTGCAAGTTTTTCTGCACCCGCTTGGTCGCCCAAAGAGTTATGCAATTCTATAGTGTCTTGAAGGATGGAATTGGTAACTTCGTCAGGAACGCCATTACTCAACTTTAACTGACTTTTAATTGCATCAGTATTGTTAGCTATTGTCGCTGTAACCCTTGGGGTGCGGTCTTTAATCTCCTTGTTGACTATAGTCTCAAGTGAGGTACGAACCTGCAAACTCATACCATCGGCAAAGCCTGTGCCGTTTCGCAAATCATCTACATCTTTTTGCAAATCAGAAAGTGATTTAACGCCAAATGTCGTGGAGTGCGACTCAATAGTCTGACGCTCATCCTCACTTACCTTAACATTTCTCTGCGTCCGCAGAGACGTTACGATGTTAAGCCGTTCATCGTTTGGCATTCCTGCCAAAGATATACCAACTTGTTCGTCATCTCTTTTGATAAGTATGTCGCCCGTAGACGCCTGTGTCATTGCTTCATTAAACTCATCTTCACTCAGCATAGCAGCAAAGACTTCGCCATTTATTCGCTTCTTTTGAGCGGTAACAAAAGCAGACTGCTTGGTAAAAATAATCGCTTCCTGTTGTGCTTTTTCAACCTCAGTATATCCCGTATTTCCTCGCACTTCTTTTTTGGCAGCCTCAAAATCTTGGTAAGAAGAAGCTGAGTTTACGCGAGTAGCTATGTCTTCTGATACTGCGCCGTTTCTCCAAGACTTTGGGCTGTAGGTTATCTTGTCACCGTTCATTAAGGAATCGGCTATTAAATCATTGGCCTGTTTGGAGGCGGCTGCTTTCATAACAGGGTCTGATGTGGTTGCGTATTGAGTTTGTAGACTTAGGAGGCGTTTATCAACCATGCCTCCGCGCATAATCCTCCCGTTATTAGCTGCGACTTGCTGTACGTCTATAGAACCTTTTAGCAACTGACGACTTAATCTAGCCTTAACATCCCGTCTTTGATTGGGTGTCAAGTCCATAGCGTCTAGTTTTTGCAGCATCGGCGTTTCTACTTCGTCTTTGTATTTCTGCTTTGCCGCTGCTGTTGTTGTTTCCTTATTCGTTTCATTAAACTGTGAAGTTGTTTGTATAGTGTCACTTTCAAATTCAGCACTCTTTGCTTTTACTTCAGCCTCTTTCTCCATCATGCCGAACTTAAAAGCGGTGTCGGCTACTTGCTGCCCTAAACCAGCCAATGCGCGTCCTGGTGCTTCAAACGCAGCACTTGCCCGTGGCCCCAAACTGCCAGCGGCTAAATCTACTTGTTGTTCATATACTGGAATCTTGGGCATTACTTACCTCACGACATAATCTGGGCTGCTTGTGTACCGCCAGATAACAATGATTGATATGAGGCCATCTTGTAGCCAGATGCCTTTGCCCGTCCTTCAGCCCTAGCCAACGCAGCCTCCGATGCCTTTGCGGTTTCTTCTATGTCACCAGCGTACTGTATCTTTAGTGCGTCCATTTCAGTGTTGAAGTACGAATCAGCAGCGGCTTGTAACGCACTGCCAGACATCTGTATACCTGACGCCGCAGTAGCTACATTTGCCGTGGCAATAAGCCTAGCAGACTGACTACGCATATTTTGTTCTTCGTCAATCTTACGGCGGCGTAATATAATGGCTTCGTTTTCTGCAACTTGTGCATTGAACTCTGCGACTTGTTGCGCTTGTTTAGCCGCCGCTTGGTTGCCTTTGTAACCGAGAACACCACCTAATACTGAGCCGCCAGCGGCCAACGCCTCCATGCCCATTACAACACCATTGCCATGCGGTAGTAATTTGTACCGTCTGGCCCATATTTGTTCATCATGCCCTCATCCTCTAACCCAATCCATCTGGCGTATCTGATAGCCTCTACATCTAGTTCATTGATGCTGGCCTGTATGCGATGTAACCCGCTGGTTTGCATTATACTATTAAATAGGATGCGTGAATACCTCGCTATAGAAATGCGCCAATTATAGGCATGTTTAGACATAACCATCCACGCCTCACCTACGCCTGACCATAACTCATACACACCCCCAACGGCCACAACCTGATTATCGCGCATAATACCGTACCCAAACATATTGCACTTGTTGTGGAACGCCGCCCTCATTTCAGCAGGGAAGTCAAAGCCAGTCTCTATTTCATCAATAAATGATTCATCAAAGTCCACTACTTTAAGCATCGAATGTGTTTGACCTCCGCATAATTGCCAGCACAGTCATAGGCAATGGTTGTGATTGCCGGATGATAACTCGTGCATCTGTCTCGTATCCTGACGGAAAGTATATCTCTTTATCGCCAGTAAACAACGGCACAGCTTCGTCCATAGCCATGCTACTATCACGGAATGGTAGTCTGTCTAAGTTGGCTGTGTCTGGCCCTAACTCCGCACCGACAGTATTAAAGAAACGTGCGGTTACACCGTGGATACGCTTTATCTTACCCTGTGCAATACCATCATCTGCGCCAGCCTCAAGCCGCAGTGTTTCTATTGTTGAGGAATACCCATACCCCACATGCACCTTAGATGCAGTTCTGTCTAATGTAATCGCGCCAGCCGATACTGTTCTGTCTGGGTGTGTCGCGCCATCAGCCAAAATAGACACAACTTCGCCCTCTAGGTGGTTCAGCCCTGTAATCGTGCTAGTAGCCGAGCCATTATATGTAAGCCCGCTATCTACAAAGAACGCATCAGTCACATCGTTACCGAACTCAATAGTTTTCATAAATTCAATGTGACGAACTGTACTGCCATCAATCGTGCGCTTGACTGACACATAAACTTGGTCTTCTGCCCCTGATGGGATGGCGGTTATACTCTCGACAGTGCCGCTACCACCGATGTTGTGGTCATGCCAGCCTACGGCAGCATTGGCACGGTCGTATGTTAGACCAACTAAACGACCATCACTATGCACAAACCACAAGATTAGTTCTGGCTCTTGTTGCCAAACCATGTCAGTCAGGCCACCGCGTGGAATGTGGTCAGCCAAAATAGTCAAGTCAATGCCCAGCAAGCCATCAGTATCCAAGTCAAAGGTAATCTCTTTTACCTTCTCTTGGCCCTTTTGGACAAGGATGGTGCTGTTGCCAGCCCTGACTGGTCTTATGTCTGATGTTCCAAATGTTGTTTCACGCAATACGTTGACGTTCAACGGCGTTACTGGTGTAGAACCTGTGCCGCCAGAAAGTGTGAACTCCGCGCTTGTTGTCAATATTTGTAGAAATCTTGCTGGTAAAAGATGCCTGATAACATTAACCTTATCGGATGCAATCGTCAGGTTTACCGCGTTATCGTCCTCTGTGCCAGGTGTGTGGTTTTCAAAGTCTGCACTTACTGAACCAAATATTGTTTGTGGTTTGGCAGTTGTGCCAGCAAAATAAAGTCGCTGCTCATAGAAACCCACAGCCTTTGGAAAGCCTTGGTCGCCACCAAAAGCACCTAGTGAAAATCGTTTTGTTGCCCCAGACGAACCGACAATAGAATCTGGTAACGCTGATATCCCCTCATCATCTTCTTTTGCAGTAGCTTTTACAGATTTATCAGATGTTGAGGCTAGACTTGAACTTGTTGATGTTGCAGAAGATGCGCCGCCAGTTAGTGTCTCACCGCTTTGAAATGTTCCTGATATGCCAGTAAGGTACATAGTTGTACCGTCATCATAAACATATTCCCCTGTTGCGCTGGATGTGCCGCCTGTGACTGTTTCACCTAGTGTGTATGTTCCAGACTTTGAGCCAATGCTTATCTGTGAGTTAAGGCTGACAATCGACACATAACCTGTATCATCATGGACGTATCTCCAAGTGATAGCACCATATGTTTCGTCACCTGAGACATGCACTGGCGGTGTGTTGCCGGATGTCTGTGTAGAACCTGTCACTTGTTTATAAACATGACCACCAAACCTGACCGTTACATTAGCCGCATAGCTTTTGCTGGCTTCCCATAAATCATGGTCAATCTCTAAGACTTCTCTGAAGCGAACATACCTCCCAACATCAGTACTAGAAAATAAAGAGGTAGATGACACTAAATGTGTTGTGCCTGTAGAAGATGTAGCAAACAGAGTTGTGTCTGTGTCGTTCTCATCAAGGTATGGGCCGTCAATAAAGTCAATATCAGTCAGTGTAAAACTGCTAGCTGTCGTGCGCGTTAGTTTGGCTGGTGCATGGTCTTTGTGCGCCAGAAACAAAACATCAGCAGACTGTGCGTGGTTAATCTCAAATATGTCTGTGACTGAATATGTTGTAGTTACTTCTACAATTTTACCAGCGGTGCCGCCGCTGCTATAAGCAGTAAAACCGCTGCTGTTTATGCCTGACAACTCAAAAGTATTAGTTGTTGCACCAGCCACAGTAAATTCACGGTTATTCAACTCGGTCATGCCAGCAACAGATTTTATAAACACTCTGTCGCCGTTTGTGAAACCGTGTGAACTAGATGTCACAACAGCAGGGTTTGCCGCTGTAATCGCTGTGATATTTTTCACAGTCTCAGTAAGAATGCCGCCATCTTTGTAGAAGCGGATATAGCTTGCGCCAAACTCTAAAACATAAGCCTGTTCATCGCTGAACTCAAAGTTGGTCAGGCGCACCTTGCCACCATCTTTGGAACGCCCAGCAAAGAATGTGCCTGGTCTGCGCGTTGCACCGCCTGATGGGTACACCAACATATTGTTTAGCGTTTGCGTAGCCTCACTGTATTTCTGTAAATCAATGCGACCTTCTAGCTTTGGAGATATTTCACCAGCGCGGAAGTTGGTGATAATGCTGGATACACGGGCCATGTTACAACCTAAAGTTAGTAAAGGTGTCTGCGATTGGCTGTTCTGGATATCCTTCCATAGCGTCTATTGATTTGGCTTCTCGTAATCTTTGCTCGTACAATCCCTGCATACCCTGCGACAAAGTAGAGCTGCCTGTAACGCCGTAAGCAATCTCAGCAGCCAATCTGTGTGCAATGGTGGAAGTTAGCAACGCATCGTATTGCTCTGTGTCAGCCTCTCTGCCTATGTATATAATGTTGCAGACGTTCTCGTTAGATAAAATCTTACGTCCTTCAATCTTATACATGACATTGCTATCATATGCCGCTATCTCGTTATCAACGCTGGTATCCCAGAACGATAACAATCGTAAGCAAAACGGGTCTGTTGGTAGTGTGTATTGAAAGTTAAAGCCGAACGCTGGTGTGGCAGTATCTTGAGGTAGTGCTTTTCTAGTAACCGCTATGTTCCAGGGGTGTGCGCGTAGCACAGCATCTCGTACTAACTCAAAGTTTCTGTTGCAGAGCCTGGCTTCTTTAGAGTTTTCTGTTAGGGCTGTAATAGTAGCAGCACCTAGCAAGTCTAGTGATTGGTTACATATATCAACAACTGATGGCATGGTTTACTAGCCTTTCAACTCTAATCAGTACGCCCTTACTTAGATTCTTTTCGCCACCTATTACAGGGCCGCGCTTTCGGTATGCTTCTCTTGCTATCACTTTTAATTTCTCTGTTGGCAATAATACCACAGTTTCATCATCAAGTATAAATGCCCAATGTGTTGCCTGTGTCGTTGCTAGGCCACTAGGCTTGTTTCGACAAAAAAACTCCACAAACACATTGCCAGTTCGTGAAGCTACAAAATCCCTTTTCACCTCTATGGTGTTACCGCTTAAAATACCACCTAGCCACTGTTCAGCTATTTGGCCTACTTCTAAATCCCAGCGGAAGTCTCCGCACGGTTTCATCATATTGCCCTCCAGTATGATGAGTTATATGAGGGCGGTTTCCCGCCCCCATATTACTTAGTTTACAACATAGTGAATGATGAAAGACATATCACCCGCTGTGCCACCAGACGCTGACATTGTCGCAGCGATATAGTAATAGCCACCTGGGTCAGATGAATCACCAGCCAACTCGTACATCTGCTGACCAGCAGTGTTGATGTTAGCAGCCTCAAAACGAACGTCTGTCATTGCTCCGGCATCAAGTACAGCAGTTGCAAAAACATCCTCGTCTTTGACTGTTCCGTCAGTTTTGTAAATTCCTACGTTAAATGCACAGCTACCGCCAAGGGTGTCTGAACCAATGAACAAAGCAGCTACAGAAGCATTACTAGGAATAGGTGCCAGCATCACGATGTCATCATTAGCACTGTCGCCAGTACCCAATGCAATCGTGCCTGATGCCACGCGCAACACACCGTGAAGATTGTGGGCATCATTAGCAACTTGAGGAGTAGCTTCAAAGTTGGCTACAAGCGTTGAGTTTTTAGTAGTCATCTCTGTCTCCTATCAGTCTGGGGTTTCGTCACAGAAGATTTGGCAAACCTTGTTCTCTTCCATGCGCACCGCACCGATGCTCATGCAATAGTAAACCTGGGTTGCGTAACCTTTGTCTGAACGCTCATCAATACGGGCAGAAATGTCTTTGCCCATACCCAAAGTAAGACCGTCTTCAGCCCACACAAAACATTTGCGAATGTCGTTGCTGTCGATAGCAAGACGGTTCGACATAATGAAGCGGAAGCCCATAAACGTATCCACATCGCCAGATACCAACGCCTTGACGGTGTTGAAGTCTGATGAAGTTACCTGAGTTGTTCCGAGCAAATCTTCAATCTGCTTTGGGCCAACTGCAATGTAACGTGGGATAGAAGGGTCAACGTCAGCGAGGTCTAACTTGCGCTTTGCTTCAGTCAGCTTGGCGATTGTCAAACCATCGTTTGATGATGCTGAACCAACAGAGTTGGCTGTGGCATCTAGGGTTGCTGAACCACTACCGGTCTCGCCTGTTGAGGCTGTACCTGTTGCAGCGGCAATGATGACATCATCCATCGCACGACCCATAGCAGCCGCAGCAGCTTGGGCATATGTTGAGGTTGGGTCAACAAGCATACGAACCTTGTCTTGGTCGTCAATCAGGTCAGCATACTCATAGTCAGCAAGACTCAAACGTCTACGCCCGTGTGGGGTATCAATCTGAGGAGTGTCGGCATTTCTTGATGTGCGAAGCTGTGCTGTCGCTACACCAATTTGGTCGATAAAGGCATTTTTTCCAATAACATTCTCAATACGCACCGCATCACGAAGACGAGAACCCATCTGCTGTGATAGCATCTGCACGTTCGCAGAATATTGTTGTACAAAGCCCGTGGTGATTTGTGATGACATATTATGTCTCCATTGTTTTCACGGTTTAAGTTACACTAATTGCGATGCGCTACCCTTGCGGACACTTCTAGGTTTTTTAGCCACCATCAGGCTATCGTCTTTCCGATTGTCTTTAGGACGGGTTTCCCCGCTACCCTGCATGACCACCGCCCAATACTTCTCAAAGAGGTGGTCAGGATTCACTACATCTCTCTGCGTACCAAATTCCAACGCAGTTCGTAATACTTCAAGTCTCAATGAACGGTAATCTAACTCATCCATGTATTTGGCTCATTAAATCCGCAACTCTCTTTACGGCACGTTCACGGCCTATAGGGTCTTTTCTATCCCAATAAGCATGACTTCTATCATTCATAATCGCGTCAACCTCTGCTTGCGCAGATGCTGGC